CGGCAAGTAAAAACTTAGGTCAAGTAAATTTCGGCAATTCCGATGACCAATCTTTAGCGATGATACGTGGTGAATCAACAGCGGCGACAGGGGCAGATTTAGTTTTCCAAACTGAAGAGGCTGGTGCGGCTATTGAAGAACGTATGCGCATCAATGATTCAGGTGAGGTAGGTATTGGAACAAATGACGCTAAACGAAAATTACACGTTTCAAGTGGTGGAGCAATATCTTCAGGAAATGATTATGATGTTGCAATTTTTCAAAATAGTGATGCGGCAGGAATACGATTAGTTGATGCAGGAAATGGAGGAAGTAATGGGGGTAACGCAGGACTAGGCAACGACAACGGAAACCTTAACGTTGCTTCTGCAGGAGTAATGTCCTTCTCAACAAGCTTAGCGGCAAATGCCCCTCTTTATGGTGGATCGGGCAGCACGGGCGGTACAGAACGTATGCGCATCGACACGTCAGGCAACGTGTTGGTGGGTAAGACTGCTACTGCCCAACAGACTGCAGGGACAGTTTTATACAATTCTGGTCAAATATATGCTACTGCTACTAGCACTCACCCTCTGGTAATAACTCGTAAACAAAATGATGGCGCACATGCTATTTTTTACTCAGATACAAGTGAAATAGGTAAGATTGGTAATTCTGGTAGCGCATTATCTATATCTTCAGGAGCAAATATTACTCTTGATGCTGATGGTGGTTTTATTAATTTTGCAGACGCTGGTAATGTTGTTGGTGTGTTCGAAAACAATGGCGGACATTTTCATATAAAGGCAGGATTACAAGATAAAGACATAGTCTTTAGAGGCAACGATGGCGGTTCAGCTATAACAGCTCTCACCCTTGATATGTCTGATGCTGGGTCGGCTCATTTCAACACCAGCATTTATCTTGGCGATGGAAAAGCAATAAAACTAGGCGCTTCTGCTGACCTACAGATTTACCATGATGGGCAAAATAGTTACATACAAGAACAAGGTACTGGTCAATTACGACTTGATACAAATGGGACGGATGTTCGCATTACAAAAAGCGATTCTGAGTTTATGGCAAAATTCATTGTAGATGGTGCAGCAGAGCTATATCACAATAATGCAAAGAAGGTTGAAACAACTAGTGCAGGCGTAACAGTCACAGGTACAGTAACCGCAACTGCATTTGCAGGTAGTGGCGCTAACCTAACAGGTGTTGGCGGCAGTACAACTCGTGGCGATGTGGGTACTTATACTATTGGTTGTACTACTAGCTTTCAAGCTAATGTAACAATAGCTAGAGGGGCTACTATTGCAGGCAACACTATTGCTCAAGGTAACACACATGGATTTAGATTGATACCAAACCGAGAGTATCACAACCAACAGATTACAACACAAGGTTTATCAGGCACTTGGAGAAACATGGGTGGTAATGTTAGACACAACAACGTCAATGACAAGCCTGGGACACTGTGGTGCAGAATATCTTGATAAATAATTGCAACAAAAGGAGGCGCTTATGCCACAAGTAACAATAACAGAAGTGCGTAACGCACAATCTCTAAGTGCAGCAAATAATTCATTTCAATTAGAAATTAATCACCCAGAGTTTGGTTGGATACCATATGGTTTAATGCCTGATGACACAGATATGACTGTAGACAACAGTGTATTGCTCGAACTTATTGGTTCAGATTATGATGCTTATGTTGCACCTACTCAAGCAGAGTTAGATGCAGAACTATCGGCAGATATAAGGGGTGAACGTAATCAAAGGTTAGTCGAAGAGGTAGACGCAATAGCTGGTAATGCACTACGTTGGGCGGCACTTACAGATGCTCAACGAACTGCTTGGGGTAACTATAGAACTGCATTGCTAGATTTACCAACACAATCTGGGTTTCCCAATACAATAACGTGGCCTACTAAACCATAATAAGGATAAATAATATGCCAACAACACACATATGGTCTATCTCTGACTTAGAGCGAAACACATCTGACAACTCAGTAACAACAGCTCACTGGCGTTGCGAAAGCACAGATGGAACAAACACTGCATCAGCCTATGGTGCAACGTTACATACAGGTGTGCCATCAGATGCAGATTATATTGCTTACGCTGATCTAACAGAAGCAAACGTATTATCTTGGGTACACGAACAAGTAACTAAAGCTGATACTGAAGCGGCAAACGATACTAAGATAGCTGAACTTGCGAGCCCAATATCTTTAAATGGAAAACCTTGGTAAATAAATGACACGTTTATTTTTAATAGCATTATTTTTATTGAGTGGTAGTTTTGCGTTTGCCGATGAGACAATCAAGACTGAGACTAAAGTAATATCTGATGGTAAAATGGATACAACTATTAATAGTCCACCACCATCAGCCATATCACCTCAGATTAGCGCAAGTAATTCTGACCTGTGTACTGTCGGTGTGGCTGGTGCAGTCCAAACGCAGATACTTGGTATCTCTGCTGGTCGTACTGTACGTGATATGAATTGTGAGAAACTAAAGAACGCTAAGACTATGTACGATATGGGGATGAAAGTGGCAGCCGTGTCCGTAATGTGCCAAGACGAAAGAGTGTTTGATGCTATGATGGACGCTGGTACTCCTTGCCCTAAAGATGGTTTGATTGGTGACAAAGCTAAGCTTGCTTGGCAGATGGCAGCTAAGAATGAAACTTTAGAACGTGAGAAAAACAATGTTGGATTAAGGCTTTTCTATGGTGATGATGGTACAAAGACTGGCATTAGTGCTGTGCTTGCAGCTCTGGCCTTCCTACTCCTACTCTGAACCATACTCGTATGGTACGACTGGGAACGCAGCATCTGGCTCATTAAGTTGGGGGATGAGTTCTGTCTTTCCTTCTATTACAGGCTTAGATGTAAACGGATTACTGTATAGATATACTACAATTAAAAATCGAAAAGATAACATGAAGGTTCACGTTGGAAACAAGAACCCAAATGGAGTTGGTTATTTATTTCGAGAGACTGATGACTGGTCTGGAGTAGATGGCAATACTATTGTAAAATATTTTCCTCTTGCAAACATTCCATCCTCTAAGTGGGGTGATGGTTCAATTGAGGTTGAGGGTACAGGTTCAGTTACTAATGCAACAGTGATATATAACTATAGAATAAACGAGTGTTATAATCCGCAAGCTAATGAACTATGCGCTGGTTATGTTAAGCCTGTGCCTGTCGTTCCTGTTGTTGAGATATACAATGCTACAGAAGATGAAGATGTAGCTGCTGCAATAGATACAGAAATAGAATTTGAATATGATAGCGATGGGAATATTATACTTGAAGACGAGGAAGAAGAAAAAGATACTCGACTTGAAATGGGTCTGATTGCATCTGCTAATGCACTAACCTTATTTAAAAATGCAGGTCAGGCTGACATCATTATGTCTATTAATCTTGAGACAGACTTGGCTGCATATTATAATTCCTCTATAGGTGGTGGTGTATACAATGATAACAATATACTTACTGATTCAAATTTACCTGATAACAGCAGGGCTTTAAGAAATAATTTTGCACAACAACTTCTGCACGATAAGATGATTAACATGCAGTATAACAAATGAGGTTTAATATGAAATACTATATAGCGACACTCTTATTGTGTGCGTCAACAGTCAATGCAGACGTAAATATTGTAGGCAATGTCTCTGCTAAGTGCGTGATACAAACTACAAAGGCAGGAGTATATGGGAATCCAACAGCAAATAAGCTCAGCACGTTAGCTGCAGATGGAGGAGTGCAACCTATTGTACGATATGATGTTGCTCTTGCTGACAACTATCTAGCTAGAATTACGCACCCAAATTCCTTTTCTTCTTCTCCAGCACTTACAGACAGCGTAGCTTGGGTTGGCTCTACTGTTGTTTCTCAAACTTCTGCCGCTGGAATGTCTGGATATAATGCAGCTAAAGTTGTTGTGGGTAATGTTACACAGTTTGATCTCACTGTTGCTGGCAGCACTTGGTTCACAACATCCTCAACGGCTACATATGGTGTATCAAAAGCTTTTTCTGGGGGTACATATACTGCTTTGGTTAGGGCTGAGTGTATTGCTAAATAAATTAGCTATAGTCTTGTCTCTCTTAACGTCTGATTTGTCGGCGCATGAGATGACTCCAGCTTATCCAGACTTAAAGCTTTCGCACGTCTCTGGTATTGTAAAAGCTGAGATGTCTTTGTTTAATTCTAGGGAGGATGTAAGTTATTATCAGATAGAAGTGTTTGATTTAAACTGGAACAACCTACCATTCTCTACAACCTATAAGATTATGAAGGTTGATTATAAAGAGCGTAGGAATTTTAATGTTTATATTCGCAAGTCTGATTTAGATATAGCTACATACATTTGCAGCACGTCAAAAGTTAAGAAAAGAACTGGAGCAAAAACTTTAATTTCTTCTAGGATATGCTCAAAGATTAATGGTGAAACAGCATGAGACTAGCTATAATATTTTTCCTCATTGCCAGCTCTGCTGTTGCAGATAGCAGTACGTTAGCATTGTCTCTGCCTAATCCACCTATGAATTATCAATCTGATAGTTTTCGTGCAGGAAATTTGCACTGCTCAAATGCTGTTGGCGGTGGTACTAACTTAGAGTTTGGTGTGACAGGTGTAATATCAAACATGGGTGGTAGCTTTACTGCATCACAAAATAAAGATGTAGGAGTATATGCTCGCGTTGTTATCCCATTAGACAAACCTAAATCTAGGGTAAACTGTGATGACTTATATCAAGTGGAGTTAGCTCAACGAAGATTAGAAATACAAAAGCTGCGTAATGAATTAAACGAATTAAAAAACTTGCAAGAAGAAATGAACTTTGAAAACTAATGGTAGATTTAACAACAGTTGGTGAACTTGAAGATCGTGAGTTTAAAGCTGGCGGTGTTAAGATGTCGTTCAGCTCTATCATGGCTATCTTTGTATTCCTTTCTACTGTGGTTGGTGGTTTGTATGGTGGCTTTGTTATGTATCAGAAGATTGAAGATATTGCTGGCCTAGATATAGGTGAGTACCAGCAGCAGATGGATGTGATGGATGCTAAAGTGTCTGGTATCTCAGAGAAAGTAGAAGAATCTGTTGAGTATACTAGGGATATTAAGAATGGATTAAAGGATGACATCTTACGCATTGAGCAGCAAACAGATCGTATCGAAGATATGGTTCGCAAGAGTGAGGACAAGATACGTTCATTGATTGATGCAGCAGAGGTGCGTTTTGAAAATCAAAGAGAGCGTGTTAGAACATCTCAAAATTCAGAGATGAAAGATTTAGAAAGTAAGCTAATGGATAAACTTCAAAGGGCTTTAGATAATCCCTTGTCGGATTAGGAGATAATTATGGATGAGTTTAAAAAATTTGATGTCAATGGTGATGGCAGCATAGATAAATCTGAATGGGATGCGCTTGAGTATGAAGATCGTAAGCGTAGGCTAGAGGATGAAGATGCTCAACGTGATGCGCAACGCAAGATGACATGGTTTGCCCTGTCAGGTATGCTCCTATACCCCTTTGCGGTGGTGCTGGCTGATCTATTGACTTTGATTGAGGCTGCTAAGATACTTGGTAGTATGGCTAGTGTATATTTTGTCAGTGTTGCTGGCATAGTGGCTGCGTTCTTTGGTGCGTCAGCGTTCACGAAAGGAAAGTGATATGATTGGATTAGGTTTATTGGGTAAGGTT